ATATTACATCGCTTTGGAAAAAAACAGTAACTATAACTCTCAATAGGAGAAAATCATGTCAGAAGAAGTAAACACAACAGAAGCTACTGAAGAAGCCGCACCGGTTCAATTGTCGCTTGCTGATCTTTCCGCCGCAGTTCAAATTATTGATGCTGCTAGTAAACGTGGCACATTTGAAGGTGCAGAGCTAGAATCGGTAGGTGGTGTACGTAACCGTCTGATTGCATTCGTAGAAGCTTCGCAACCAGCGCCAGCTGAAGAAGAAGGTGAAGAAGATTCTGATTCAGAAGTAGCAGAAGAAGCATCAGCAGCTTAAACTACGGGGGCGTAACAACCCCCCTTTTTTCTAAGGCTAATAAATGAATGTATTTTCGCCGTATAAAGGCATAACAGTTTATGATAATGTGTTTGGTTGGGACGATGCCTACGAAATAGAAGAAATGTGTCAAAGGGCACCTTTCAGAATAGGTTGGGCTGATACACCTGCAAACAGTAACGAATTATTTTTTCATAGTAGCATTAGTAAAGAATGGAAAGAATATAACGAAAATCGTACTGCAGATATGGATAAGCGTATACGAGGTCCATATAGCATTATACGTATATTATCTAAAAGTAAAGCCTTTAAAGACATAGATCGTAATGCTATAAAAAAATCTGTTATTAACTGTGACACTATGGCCGATGCACACTTTAAGCATGTACACATCGATGAAGATGTAATATTGTACTATGTAAATCGTGAATGGAAAGACGGTTGGGGTGGTGATACTATATTTTATGATAATGTTGCAAAAAATGTAGTTTATACTTCTCCATATACTCCAAATAGAATGATAAAGTTTGATGGAGGAATCGTACACACATTTAGGCCTCCAACAAGATTAGCAAATAAATTCAGATTTAGTTTATCAACATTTATTCAAAAGCCGCACAAAACCGTATAAATAAATATACAATTATTATGAAGGACATTATATTATGGATCGCAATGAAAACGCACGTCTAATTGAAGCACTTAAAAACGGTACCGTTACGGTAACCTTTCAAAAAATTGACTCAGATGAAATACGAGTCATGCCATGTACTCTCAACCCTACTGTTCTAGAAGCCAATGGTATTACTTCCATTGTTGAATCTATTAGCCCTGACTCTGAACATCTGGCCGTATGGTCACTTGATAAAGATGCTTGGCGGTCGTTTCGTGTTTCTACAGTTCTTGGTTGGGAGGTACTTTAATGTCTAATGAATTTCTATGGGTAGAAAAGTATCGACCACAACGAATTAGTGACATAGTCTTACCTCGTACGATTAAAAAAACTTTTGAAGATATTGTTAAAGGAGGTGACCTACACAATATGCTTCTCACCGGCACTGCTGGTCTTGGTAAGACTACCGTCGCTAAGGCGTTATGTAAAGAACTCGATCTCGATTATATCTTGATTAATGGTTCTGAAGAAGGTAACATTGATACACTACGTGGCAAGATAAAGAAATTCGCTTCGACAGTTTCTCTTCAAGGTGGCTACAAAGTAGTCATCTTGGATGAGGCTGATTATCTTAATGCACAATCTACACAGCCTGCACTTCGTGGGTTTATTGAAGAGTTCTCTTCTAATTGTAGGTTTATTCTAACATGCAACTTCAAGAATCGTATTATTGAACCATTACATTCTCGTTGTACACCAATCGAATTTAATATCGCAAAGAAAGATCATCCAGCATTGATGGCTTCCTTTATGGAAAGATGCGAAATGATTCTCAAAGCAGAAGGTGTTGAATATGATAAGGCAGTCATTGCTGAACTCATTATGAAATACTGTCCTGATTGGCGTCGTGTTCTTAATGAATTACAACGTTACTCAGCATCTGGTGTAATCGATTCAGGTATCTTAGTATCGTTATCAGAAGTAAATGTTTCAACTCTTATGAAGTCTCTTAAGGAAAAGAACTTCAAAGGTATGCGTCAATGGGTAGTTAATAACATTGATGTAGAACCAGCTGCTCTATTCCGTCAAATATATGATAACATGGGTGACTATATCGATCCTCAATCGATACCTCAAGTTGTTCTTATACTTGCAGACTATCAGTACAAGAATGCATTCGTAGCAGATCATGAACTTAATGTGGTAGCATGTCTTACTGAGATTATGGCTGGAGTTCAGTTTAAATGAACCCATTCGAATACATAAATGCAATCAATACAACCAAGAAAGATATCATGGTTGATGATATTGCAGAATCAAAATACACACCTTTCATGGTCAATCGAAGCTTATCGTATTTTCCAGATACGATATTATATGCCAATGAGATGAATCTCAATCATCACATTGACAGTCGCCTTCAATTTGATTTTTTTATAAATATAGTTAAGAAGAAAAAACGATTCTCAAAGTGGCTTAAACCGACAGAATTGTCTGATCTTGAAGTGGTAAAAGAATATTATGGCTATAGCAATGAAAAAGCTAAATCCGTATTATCATTATTTACTAATGAACAATTAACTGAATTGAATAAAAGGATATGCAAAGGTGGAAAATAATAATCAAATACAAACATGGACGCCAGCTGACATGCTGGAAGTTATTCTCAACGAGCCTGATGACTTTTTAAAGATTAAAGAAACATTAACTCGTATCGGTGTTGCATCACGTAAAGACAACAAGCTATTTCAAAGCTGTCATATCTTGCATAAGCAAGGTAGATACTTTATTGTGCATTTTAAAGAGTTGTTCTTACTTGACGGTAAGCCATCTAACTTAATTGAAAATGACATTGAACGTCGTAATACAATTACCACACTGTTAAGCGATTGGGGATTAGTTGAGATTGTTAATAGTGAACAAGCTATAGCTAAAGCGCCACTACGTCAAATTAAAGTTATTCCTCATAAGGATAAATCTTTATGGGAACTTTGTACAAAGTATAACATCGGTAGTTCAAACTAACGTTATACTTTGTATAAATAACATTGGATCGCCGGATTGTCTGGGGTCCTATTACTAACCTTGCTAAATAAATAGGAGGTCAAAATGACTAATGCAAGACTACACGTACCACGTTCACTTTTTCTAGGATTCGAAGGTTTATTCGATGATCTGGAAAGGATTCATTCGTCTGCTCGTAGTGGAGATAATTATCCGCCCCACAACGTCGTTAAGATTGATGAAGAAAATTTCTTGATCGAGCTAGCAGTTGCCGGCTTTACTGAAGACGATTTAAACGTTGAAGTTAAAGAAGGTATACTAAAGATTGCCGGAGAGATCAAAGATCAAGGGAATAATGAGTACGTACATAAAGGCATTTCGTCTCGCAAGTTTGAGAAATCATTTAGAATTTCTGAATTTGTAGTAATCGACGATGCAGATCTAAGGAATGGCATACTTGTGGTGAAAGCCAGAGTTGAATTTCCAGAAGAGAAGCGTCCTAGGAAGATCAATATCGGATCTGCTGGGACCTCAACCGAAAAAACCTTTATCCAAGATTGATTCGGGTGAATACCAGTAGAACTAACCAATCTACTGGAGAATATCATGAGAAAATATTTAAACCAAGATTCGATTAATTCTGCTCGTGAGAAGTGTGTAGTATGCGCGCAATTCGCGGAGTTCGCAAGTGTAATGGCTATTCCATTTTTTGTAATATGGCTAGTCAATGCAGGAATGAGCTAAGATTTAATCGATGTAACACCCTCGATAGACGGCTTCGGCCGTCTATCACCAATAAATAAAAGTGTACATTTGTTCTAAACTATGTTATAATATACATCTATTACGTAAAGGTGACTATGAAATTCTATACTAATGTAACACGCTTCGGCAACCAACTCCTCGTTCGTGGCTATGACGGCAACCGCCGATATGCTGATAAGATCAAGTATCAGCCCACACTATTTGTTTCAACCAACAATCCAACTGAATGGCGATCACTATGTGGTAGACCTGTTGCACCTGTCTTACATGACACAATGCGAGATGCCAAAGAATGGATTCAAATGAATAAAGATGTTGTAGGTAGAAACATCTTTGGTAACGATCGATATATCTCTACATACATTAATGATTCGTTTCCAGGTCAAATCGACTTCGATCGCAACAAGATTAACGTAACAACAATCGATATCGAGGTGGAATCTGATGATGGCTTTCCTGAACCAGAACTTGCCGATAAAGCTATCATATCAATCACAACTAAAAACAATATCGACAATACATATTACGTGTGGGGTTTGCGTGAATATGATGTAGAAAATACAATCATGAAAACACATGATGTCGTCTATAAAGAGTTTCCCAATGAAGCTGAATTACTTATGGACTTTACAGACTTCTGGCGTGGAACCAATTGTCCTGATATCGTAACCGGTTGGAACTGCAGATTCTTTGATATGCCGTATCTAATCAATCGTACAGTTAAAGTTCTTGACAATGAATTCGTTAAACGCTTCTCACCGTGGGGTCTCATCGATGAACGACCGGTCACTCAGATGGGCCGTACTCAACAAGCATATGACATCAAAGGTATCTCTATTATTGATTACCTTGATCTATTCAAGAAGTTTGGTTACTCCTACGGTGCACAAGAATCATACAAACTTGATCATATTGCTCACGTTGTTCTTTGTGAAAAGAAACTATCGTATGAAGAACATGGTTCTCTACACACATTATATCTCGAAGACTATCAAAAGTTTATTGACTACAACATCAAAGATGTAGAGTTAGTTGATCGTATGGAAGATAAGCTTGGCCTTATTACTCTATGTTTGACTATGGCTTACAAAGGTGGCGCTAACTACAACGATACTTTCGGTACAACCTCGATATGGGATTCAATTATCTATCGTGAATTGTTCGAACAGAAAGTTGCTGTGCCATTCAGCGAAGTTAAAATGAAATCACCATATCCTGGTGGTTATGTAAAAGATCCACAGGTAGGTCTTCATAAGTGGGTTGTCAGCTTCGATCTAAACTCCCTGTATCCTTCTCTTATTATGCAGTACAACATGTCACCTGAAACGATTATCGAAGGTGAACAATACAACGTTGATATCAAATCGTTGCTTGATAAGAAGACTACATTCGAAGGTAGCGGCAAATCGATTGGTGGTAATGGCCAAGTCTTTCGAACTGATAAGAAAGGCATCTTGCCTGATATCATCGATGGTATGTATACTGAACGTGTTGGAATCAAGCGTCAAATGCTCGATGCACAACAAGCGTTACAGAATGCCGATAAGACTGATAAGCAAACCATATACGGTATCGAACGTGATATTGCTATTGCTGAAAACAGACAGATGGCCATCAAGATTCTTCTAAACTCTCTTTATGGTGCTCTCGGTAATAAGTATTTCCGATTCTTTGATCAACGTATTGCTGAAGCTATTACACTATCAGGTCAGCTATCGATTAAATGGGCTGAGGTTGCTATTAATGATTACCTCAACAAAGTACTTAAAACGGATAAAGATTATGTTATTGCAATCGATACCGATTCACTTTATGTTAACCTTGATCCATTGGTA